ATCCTATATTTTCTATTACATAAAATGCAAGTCCACCAGTTGCTACCCACTTGATTTGGTTGATACTTGCCTTGATTGCCGAGATGTCATCATCCATCCTAGAAAACTTAGTATAGAAATACTTGATATCCCTGCCATGCTCTTTGATTGTTGTATCCATTACCGCGCAGTCATGCTCATTCATAGATTGTCCTTTAGTTTTTTTCTTTCTTGTAGACTATTAGCAAGAGTTACAATACTTTGTACATCGCTGATGTTTGTAATTTCATCTACGAGAACCTCTAAACCAATTTCCTGTTCTATCATCATGATTATCTCGACTGTATCTAATGAATCAACTCGGAGGTCTTTAGTTAAAGAGTCTGTAAGATTAATAGTATCAGGGTTCTTCTTTAATTCTTTCGCTAGTAGGTTAATTACTAATTCTTCCATAATAGTCCTTAAATATATAGTTGTTTCTGTTTTACTCTACAGGTAGGGGAGGTCTGTTGTTTGGGATGCCTATTATCTTAACTACCTGCCCACATATATCAAACTCGTACTTAGTTACTGCCATGTCCGATAACCAAGGGCAGGCATGATGGTTATTGTGATACCCATCACCCATTGAGTAGAGCTGCCAGAAGACACTATTGAAAGTCTTATCATTGGAATCATAGTTACGGTAACCGAAGATGCTTAAGGTCGGGGAATGGGCTAATGTGGTTACCCATCCTGAAGTGAATAAAACATAGCACACAGGGAAACAATAGAAGTACAGCACTAACATAGGGTTGATTAAAGCTAATAAACCTATGTAAGCGAAGATAAGCCCAAAGTGATACTTATGGAAGAATACAAAGTCTTTATCCCTGATAAGGTCTAGCACCATTACATTACTGTTAGGTCTCTCGATGTCATCAAAATGATAGAAGAAGCACTTAACCTTATGCCACCAGCCGCCTTCAGGGTTCGTTGGATCACTAGAGGTGTCACAGAACTTATGGTGATACCTATGAGTGATTGACCAGGCTATGACTGAACCGTGTGTAATCAAAGTCCCAATCAAGAGGATCATCCATTTGATTACCCGATTCCTCGGTTCAAAAGTCTTATGTGCAGCATACCTGTGATGGCAGATACCTAAACCAATCCCTGAAGATAACCACCCTAGTAGCATAAGCCAAGCTATAGGGGTTGACCCCCAATGACAGCCTAATAAATAAACTGTACCAACCCAAGCGAATACTTGAAGAGCTTTAGTCCCTTGGTAGTGCGTTAGTTTAAAGCTCATGTCCTCCCTCCTTAAGTTTGCGCCTAACTTCCATCATCTCATCTCTAAGCGCATTACCTGTTCTCACAGGTGCATGCGGGGATGAGGGAATATCCTGTACGTAACCTATCCATTTGATAACATAAGCTGTTAAATCAAACTCACCTTTTGAGGTAGCTGTATTCCACAACCAGGGACAAGCATGGTGAGTATTGTGATACCCCTCTCCAGGTAAAAGAATACCCCAAAAGTTACTGTTATAGGTGTAATCAGGTGTGTTGTAAGTTCTCCATGAACGATACCCTAAGCAGGGAATGTGAGCAATAACTGTTGCCCAACTAATTCCAAAGAAAAGATATAGCACTGGGATAGCATAGAAGTAACCTACATAAATAGGATTAAGACAAGCTAGAAATATTACATAACTAATAATTATTTTATAGTAATGATTATGAAAGAACTTGTGGTCAGAATCTTGAGTAAGGTCTTTAACAATCAAAGGGTTAATATCCCAAGTAGGAAAATAGTAAAACCACATCTTGACTTTATGCCACCAGTTACCGTGAGGTCGGTGTGGGTCTGTTTTAAGGTCAGTGTTTCCATGATGTTCCCTATGACCAGCAGCCCAACAGATAGTACTCCCTAAAGATCCGATAGTCCCGAACCATAGTATCACCCATTTAATGAGCCTGTTCTTTGGTATAAAAGCCTGGTGAGAAGAGAGTTTATGTAAACAAATACTCCCTGCTATACCAAAGGTAAGCCACCCTAACACTAGGCTTGTGAGGAATAATGTTACATCCCACGCAAATATTAGTGTCAAGATAGCAGCTAAGTAAACAAATGCTTGGACAATTTTGACCTTTGCATTGTTAGATAGCATCTACTTCCTCCATAGTTGTAACCCCTTCCAAGCCTTTCTTGCGTGTCCAAGATTTCTCAAAAGCGGTAGTAACCCTAACATTAATTTCTTGCATAAGAGCTACAAGATTAACCATCACCATCTCATTATCTTTAGTACGCCATACTGTAGTTGTATCTTCGGTGCTTAACCAATGTACAATATTAGCACGAGAGGTTTCATCTGAATCCCACACATGTCCAGCATACTCAACACCTGATGCAATCTCTGTATTTCTTTCAGAGTTAATGATGGTTTTCTTACGGTTCTTAGCTAAGTCTAAAACCCACGGTTGATAAACATAACCAGCTCCAGCCATAGAAATGAAATCATTGTAAGGTGTTACCTTGCGTAAGAAATTCTCAAACTCTATGCGAGTCTTTTGCCCTTCAGTGTTCCTATGTCTTGTAGGAATATCAGACCCACGAGGAACAGTGCCTCCACACATAGGGATGCTCAAAGCAGCACAGTCTTTAGAAACTTGTTTTATAGACAGATAGCTCTTTGCTTTTTCTAAGGCATCTGTACCTCCGTACCCATTTACAAATACCCCTATCGTAACCGCATCTGAAAACCTAACTAAAGGGTCTAAGTGCATATTAGGGTATGTTGTATTCAGAATCTTATTAACAGCGTCCATGTTTGCTGGTGGGTATTGCTCCATCGCTTCTTCTTTAGACATCTCAAAGTCAAAGAGAGATACATCAGTTACAACTTTTTCAAAAGTTACTTCTTGATTAACCCAATCCTCCGTTACTAAGGGTTCTTTTCTCTCTTCCATATCTTGTAAAAATGCAAAATCTCGACAAGATTCCTTAATAACTTCTAAAAAAGACTGTGCATCTTTAGCTCCCTTATAGTCAGCAGGAAAAGTGTATGCACTGTATTCATCAATAGGTTTAAGGCTTCTGTCGGAAGCAATCTTCACTTGCACTGTGTTGTTTAAATCTTCAGTTCCTACTATTTTAATATTAATTGTCATAATGTGTCCCTAAGTTGCAGTTCCTAATCTAGTCCCTATGGTTGTCCAATTGGCATAACTCGCGCCGTTAATATACTTACCGCCAGCCCCTCCGCTATTATTACTACTGCCACCTGAGCTACCTAAAGAGCCTCCACTGGCTCCGTTATAAGAAGCACCTGAGCCTCCAGAAGTTAGAGAGCCTCCACTTCCATATCCACTGCCGCTAGAGCTAGGGCTACCACCAGCCCCATATCCTGCTCCACCACCACCTCCACCGCCACGGACGTAACAAGTTGCAGGTGTTGCAGGGTGGCTGCTGCAATCATATGAATAGGTGTTACCACCGCTGCCACCACCACCACCTCCTCCGACTGTACCATTGTTGGCAATGTTGAAATCGAAAGATGCGCTAATTGCAGTTCCACCAGCATAACCAGAACCTTGACCATTTCCACCATTACCACCTTTACCTACGATATATCCATTGTTGGTAACAGTAACGGTATCACCTGAAGCAAAGCCAGAGATTGTTAATGCTGTAGAGCCTGTAGAAGTAGAGCCAATAACAACCCCACTGTTAATAATGAATGTAACGGCAGTGCCTCCCGAGACGTATCCTGGAACAGCTGAAGGTTGAAGTGTATAGTTATTAGTATTAGAAGCAATAGTTACTGTAACTGGTGTAACACTAGATGTCCCATAAAAGTTAGAAATACTAATTGCACCAGATGTGGGTACAGTATCAGAACCATAATACTCACTTAATGAGATAGGGTGTGAGCCACCAAACTCATCTTGAATAGTTTGTAAGCTAATTGGACCACTTGATGGAATAGCCATTAATCATTCTCCAACTTTCTAACCTTAGCGCTTAGCTCCTTAACTGCTGAGAAGAGAACACCAATTAAACCATTATAGTTTACTGATTTCATACCTTCATTATTCTCAGTGATTAACTCGGGGAACATAGCCTCTACTTCTTGAGCGATAACACCTACACTATCCTCTTCAGTATCTGTTCTTGTATAAGTAACTCCTCTAATAGCATCTACAGCATCTAAAGCATTAGGTATCTCGTTAATATTCTTTTTAATTCTTTCATCAGAATAAGCAGTGACGTTACCAGTAGCATAGATATTACCTGATACATATAACTTCTCACTAGGTGATGAAGTACCTATACCTACGTTGCCAGTAGAGTCTATGCGCATACGTTCTGTAGAACCACGGGTAAACTTCAGATTTGAATCATTCGTAATGTCCCAATTATTAGACATAGTATTATTTAGGCGTATGCCTGCTTCACTAGAGCTTTCTATATGCAGCTTCTGAGCAGGACTACTAGTACCTATACCTACGTTACCAGAACCGTCAACCTTTAAGAAAGTATCAAACCCATCCCCTCCATCGTACATACTGCCAACTAAGAAAGGTGTTGAAGCTGCTGCTGCCCATCTATTAGCAACAACTAAACCGCCCTCAGTAGAAGAGTCTGTTTGATTTAAAATCTTAGCAGCCCAATTTCCTGAGGGTTGTGATGAGGCACCACTAGAGCCTTTGTGTACGTGTAGAGTAGCACTAGGACTACTAGTACCAATACCAACGTTGCCAGTATTGTTTATACGCATACGTTCTGTTGAGCCTTGATTAATCCTAAAATTAGAATTACCAACAACCATACCAAAGGCTGAACCACGATTAGTTGCAACCTCAATTTCATAATCATTGATGCTTTTAATCCACCCCGAATTACTAACCCCTAGTGAGTCAAAAGCAATACCATTACCATTACCGCCAATATGTAGCTTTTCTAGGGGGCTACTAGTACCAATACCCACGTTGCCCGCGGAGTTTATATTCAGTCTGCG